AAACAATTAACAACACTAAATCAGTCTGTTAAAGAAAATTTAAAAACATATTTAAACTATTACAGAATGTTAACAGATGCTGTAAATATTAAGGATGCATTTATTATTAATATTGGCACTAATTTTGAAATTTCGGTATTACCAAATTATAACAGCAATGAAGTATTATTGCGTTGTATTAATGCAATAAAAGATTTATTTAGTGTTGATAGATGGCAAATAAATCAGCCTATTATAAAATCCGATGTTACTACAACATTGGCCAATGTAAAAGGCGTTCAAAGTGTAATCGGAGTTGCACTTATAAATTTATATGATACCGATTTAGGCTATTCTGGTAATGTTTATGATTTAACAACTGCTACTAGAAATGGTGTTATTTATCCATCACTCGATCCTAGTATTTTTGAAGTTAAATTTCCAAATAGAGATATCAAAGGAAGAGTTGTAAATTATTAGTCCTTTTATATTTATATGTAAAAAGGATTATAATGGGCGTATTAAATACAAATCGTTCACAAATTGTCGCCGGCGGATTAATTTCTGCTAGTTTTGTGCGAGATTTATATGATGTATTTACTGGCAATGTAACTGAATCAGTTTCTATTTCCGGATCGTTAGTTGTTACTGGAAGTATTATTGGTACATTAACTGGAACTTCTACTACTGCATCATATGTATTAAATGCTGTTAGTTCTTCTTATGCGTTAACGGCTTCATATGTAGCAAATACAGTTTCTGCATCATATGCAACAACATCATCATATTTATCTGGATCGTCGGCAATTGCTACAACTGGTTCATTTAATTATGTAACAGTTTCTAGTACATTTATTACACAAGGTAGCGTATTTATGTATACGGCTTCGTTACCGACTACAGATCCTGCAGTTGTAAATCAATTATGGAGAAGTGGTAGTTATTTAATGATTAGTACAGGCTCTGGTAGTTAAGGTGACTTATGTTTAGAATATTTTATGCAAATAAAGATGCAACTTTATATGAAGGTGCAACATCTACTAATGCGTTATCTGTTACAAATACAGGATTAGATGAACTTTTAGAAGTTGGTAAATATCTGGCTAATGATGGTAATACATTGTTAAAATCTAGATGTATAGTACAATTTGATACGCAAGAAATACAATCTGCATTACAAACATATTCAGCTGATTTAAATAACTGCAAATTTATATTGCAGCTGTTTACAACACAGGCTCAAAACTTGCCAAGCGATTATACAATTGATGCAAAGGTTGTTGCACAGCCATGGATTAATGGAACTGGTACATTGAATTCTAGTCCAATTGTTAGTAATGGCGTGCAATGGGCAAAACCATATGCATCTTGGTCGTTAGATAATACATCCGGTAGTTTATGGATTTCTAGCTCACAGCAACTTCAAGTTACGGGTACTTCATTATACGTATCCGGATCGGGTGCTGGCGGTAGTTGGTTATGGCAATCTGGTAGTGGATTTTTTAATATTTCTAATTTTAATCAGGTATTTTTTGCACAGCCTGGTCTAGACGTAAACAATGGATTCATATTAAAGTTTTCAGATGCAGACGAATCTAACACTACAATAACAGGACGCATTAAATTTTATAGTAGAGAAACTCATACTATATATGTTCCTAAATTAACGATGTACTTTGATAACACTACGTTTACAACGGGTTCGCTAACACAGGCTGATCTAGAGTCATACGTTGTATATACTCAGTTAAAACCGCAATATAAAGACACTGAGATTGCAAAAATACGAATATATGCTCGAGCTAAATATCCGCAAAAATCTCCTACTAATTTATTTCCTATAGAAACTGTTAACTACTTACCAGACACTACGTATTATGCAGTGTTTGATGCATTAACAGATGAAGCTATTATTCCATATGATAATATTTATAATAAAGTTAGTTGCGATGGCACTAGTAATTTCATTTATATTGATATGAATGGATTTATGCCAGAACGATATTATCGTTTAGAATTAAAAATTGTAGATGGGTTTACAGAACAATATGTAAACGATCAAATATATTTTAAAGTAGTTAGATGATGGAAAAAAATGATTCACAAACATCACAAGTTATTAATAGTTCATTACCAGATTCGGTAGATGTACAAATTCAATCGTTATACCAACATCGAGGATTAAACTACATTTCAAATAATACAAATATTATTCCTAGAGATTCTGCGGGAAACATTGTTTTGCAAGAAAATGATGTAAATAATCCTTTATTGATAATTGACGCCGTTACCGAACAATTTACTAATGCATCTGTACTTAAAGTATTAGACACCCAGTTTACGTACTATAGTTTCCCTGTCAGTATTGAATTTGATGATGCGTCGATCGATTTAGATTTAAATGTAGATTTGCAATTACCAGATCCAGTGTTTGCAAGATATCGTCCAAGCGAAAACAGACCAATTTTAGCAACCCCAGATTATTCTGGTATTTTGATGGATGAAGTACAGGAGGGTCTATCGCAACAATCGCCAAATACATATACTATATCAAAAGATATTAAAAATTCTGGGGTCAATCTTCGATTTAGAATTAAATTGCAACATCGCTATGATGCGCCAGGCGGCTTTTTAAATGTAACACCATATGGCACTGCCTTTTTTTCTATAATTAAAGCGAGCGAACAAGGTTTAGATAGAACGTATCGTACATTTGAAAATACATCGGAATTTAGGCCAAACATTCCTGGATCTATAAATCAATATGAAGTTCAAAATTTAGAAGTTGACATTGTTATTCCTAATTCAGAATTTGAAATTGGAGATAGATTTGGCATCGGAGCAAAAGCCGGACAAAATAATGCAACGGAATTTCACACAATAAATGCATTGCAATCATATTGGGTGATAACAGATGCAAGTAAAAATGTAGATCTTTGGAATCAGGAGATAAATGCTAACCCAGTATAAAAATATTAGTCAAATTGTATCAGCATCTAGATCTATTACTGGAGAACGAATTGTAAAATCAAAAACTGAATTTTTTAGTTCTGAATTAAATACAAAGTTTGTACGCGTTCCAACTATAGCAAATCAAGAATCTGATATTAAAGTTGAATTTCATGTATATGCTGGAGATACATGGATTACGGGAAATCATCAAGTAACGTTACAATCTAAAATACCAAACTATTACGGTGATCAAAATACTAAAGTTCCAATACAATTTCCGTCACAGCCAATTGCAATTGATATTTCGCAAGAATTTAATAACTTAAAATTATCAGCTGGAAATTTTAGAGTTGCGGTTAATTTTTTCAAAACATTAATAGGCGATTATAACGAACAATATTTGCGTATTGATGAAATATCTCCTGATAGAACTGAAATTCGATTACGTGCAATTGATGTTGATAATCCAATATATGCACAACAGATTGTTAATTTTATTCAATCAGTAAAACCAACATCGCCCACTCAACAATTTTATAAATCATATTTATTAAATTTTAGTAGAAATCAAACCGCGGTCGTTGTTAATACAGTAGTTATTGGCGAATATATATACATTAAATTATACGAACCATTAACAGAAAATATAGTTACAGATTTTAAATGTTGGATTGTAGAAGAATTAAAACCTACTTATATAGATAAAGTAACAATAAACCCATCAATTCCTCAAAAATCTTTTAACCAATTGGCAAATCCAAATTGGTATGCTAATGCTACATTTAATACATCTGCAGAAACTGGATTACGTGCATGGAATGATTTATTAGGATCATCTACACAAACATCACAACAGATTGTTGATAACTATTTTTCTGGAAGTTTATCTGGTATAAAGTTAAACATCGATTATTCAGATTTTAACAACTTTATATTTTATAGCTCCGCGACAGAACGTATTTCTAATTTTAGATATAAATTGGAATTAATAGAATATTACGCTTCACAAAGTTTAGTTGCATCTCAAATATCCGGAAGTGTTGCTACAACAAATGTTGCAGATTTCGAAAATAAAAAATCTAATTTAATTGGTGGGTTTGATAATTTTGAACAATTTTTATATTATCAATCATCGTCTGTTTTAACAACAAATCCAATACCATCAGAATTTGCAACGGTAACGGAATTAACAGGAAGTTATATTCTTCCTGCACCTAAAACAAATTCAACTAGACCGTATACGTTAGCATCTACAACTAGTAGTGCATTTGTTTCTTGGTATGATGGGGTATATGCATCGGCATCGCTATATGATACATTAAATTATAATGCTCTAGTTTATGCATTACCTGAATATATTAGATTTGATGCTTTAAGTGATGGTGTAACTACATTTGTTAATATGTTAGGACAACATTATGATATATTGTATACATACATAAATCATATGACTCGTATTAACAAACGAGAAGAAAATCCTAAATTGGGTATGCCAAATGAATTGTTGTATTCTGTAGCAAAACAATTTGGTTGGTCTTTAACAGATGGAAATCAATCACAAGAATTGTGGCAATACGTTTTAGGAACATCAGAAACGGGCGTACCACTCACTGGTTCTAATTCGGTTGGAGATCCAGCAGTTCCAGGACAAGATATTACTTATGCCATATGGCGTCGTATCGTAAATAATTTACCGTTACTATTAAAATCTAAAGGCACTAAACGTAGTATTCAAGCTTTATTGTCATGCTATGGTATTCCGCAATCTTTGATTAGTATTAAAGAATATGGCGGGCCGCGTTTAGAACGTGCTCCAATTTATGAGAAATTAAACTTTGATTATGCATTAGATTTAAGTTCTAGTGCAGCTGGTACTGTGACAGTTAATTACACACAGCCAATTGAATCAGTTGAATTGCGATTTAGAACGGATGATGTAATTACAAATCCTACATTACCTAGTACAATGAATTTGTATACAATTGGATCCAACGTTGTTACTATTGATTTTAGTAGTGGGAATTTAGGTACTATACAAATTAATGGTACTGGTTCTACAAACATTGAAATGTTTAATGGAGATTGGATTTCAACATTGCTAAGAACCACTGGGTCTAATTTAGAAATAGTTGCAAAAAAATCTAAATATGGTAAAATTGTAGCAGCAGTATCTGCATCAGCCACGGCATCATTTGCTAGTTCCGGCACATTAACATTGGGTAGTACTTCTACCGGTGCTAGTAGATTATATGGCCAATTGCAAGAATTAAGATTATGGACATCTAGTTTATCTGATTCGCCATTTAATAATCACGTTAAGGCGCCTGGTGCATATGATGGTAACATAGACGCATATTCTGAATTGTTATTTAGATTACCACTTAATCAAAAAATTAATCACTCATTAACTTCTAGCTTGCAAGGTAGTCAGCCCGCAACTTCGACTATATCAGCATCATTTGCTAGTTGGACACAAAATACTCCATATGATTCGCTTGAAGAAACATATTACTACGATGGAATATCTTTAGGCGCAGGAACATATGATGACAATAAAGTTCGAATTGAACAAAATGAATTAGTTGGAGTTTTAGATATAAAAACTCGTGCAGAACGTAGTCAATTTGATAAAGCACCATTAGATAGTAAAAAAATAGGAGTTTATTTTTCTCCACAAACGATGATCGATGAAGATGTTATTGCACAATTCGGATTTACAGAATTAGATCAATACATTGGCGATCCGGGTATTGCAGATTTAAATTCATATCCTCAACTAATTCAAGCTGCGCAATTATATTGGAAGAAATATCAAAATAAAAATGATATCAATTCATATATTTCCATGTTTACATTGTTTGATTTATCATTTTTTCGACAATTAGAACAATTACTTCCTGCTCGAACAGATAAAATGGTTGGATTATTAATTCAACCTAATATATTAGAACGTAGTAAAAATACTATATTGCCGGTTATAGAAAGATTTGATTCGACTTATACGGCATCATTACAAAATGTTAGTCCTACTACATTTGGAGAATATTCTTTGTATACTGCGAGTTTTGATGGAAATATATTATCAATTGTGGGATTGGATGACGATCAATGGCAAGCATATATAACCGGAGGTGATGCAACATATAATAGTACTCCATATTCATACGAATACATATTACGTTCAGGAAGTGCATGGATTACAGCATCGTCGCCATATTGGTTAAGTGATGCTGTACAGCCAGTATATTTAAATAGCATTTTATCTGAATATAGATTTACTTCAGAATCAACACAGTATATTACATCATCAGTTGGTATAGGTTATTATGGTACTGGATCATATGGTTCTAGTTCATATGCATTTACTTCGACCAATAGATTTACAGGAAGTTTTGCTAGAGTGCAAGATTATTTGCCAACAGGTATTGATAATCAGCGATCATATGGCGATCAAGGTAGTTTTGTTTTAGCTCGATAAATTAGTATGACGTATATTTATATAAAATAAGGTAAAAACATATGGGATACTTAGATAATACCAGCGTTACAATTGACGCAATCTTAACATTAAAAGGACGCGAATTGCTAGCAAAAGGCGGCAACGCGTTTAACATTACGCAGTTTGCATTAGGCGATGACGAAATTGATTATTCACTCTGGAATCCAGATCATCCTCTAGGAACTGCTTACTATGGCACAATCATTGAGAATATGCCAATCACTGAAGCTATTCCGGATGAAACGCAGGCTTTGAAATACAAATTAATCACATTGCCAAAACAAACAACTAACATACCTGTTGTTACTGTAGGTAATACGTCTGTTACTTTATTAGCTCCGGGTGATAGTACTACAATATCTCCGAATACGAGTAATTTCCAAGGAGGAAATGCAAATCTAGGATATACAGCAATATTGTCAGATTCTAGTGTTGCTGATATTCAAGTAACTAGAGCATTACAAACATCGGTACTTCCAACTACACCTCGTTTTATTGGAGATAATGAAGATGCACAAAGTGTTGCAGTTGCTGGATTTGAATTCCGCATTGTTGCTAAAACACAATTAATTGAAGATAAAACTGCAACAATTACGATTATTGGTAATGAAACTGGTGGTAGTGTTACTATTAATTTAACAGTTAGAAAAGCAACTACTGCAACTTTATAAAACGGAAAATACTATGAAAATGAATGAATTCATTACACGATTAAAACAACAACCTAGGTTGGGACAAGCAAATACCCCAGCCCCACGAGGTGCAGAAACACCTCCGTCGCTGCCGCCAACAACTACTAATGCAACTACTAATGCACAAATACAACAACTTGCTCAACAACTTGCATTGCAAATTGTAGCTGAACAAAATCAAGCACAAATTTTAGCTCGTAATGGTAGAACGTATACTAAATTTGATTTAGTTAATGATGTTGTTGCAAATCAAATAGAAACAGTAACAGCGGGTGTTTGGAGTGACAATGCTGCTAGTTTAACTACATATTTTACATCATCAATTGAAACAACAACACAACGTAGATATTATATTGATGTATATCAAGCAAATCCAACTAGTTCAACTGCCGCAGTACAATTTGCATTAGCATTTGGCCATGCATTGGGTAGTGGATCTGATTCGCAAGGACAACTTAATGATTCTCCGTCAAAAGCAATTTATTCTCAATATCGACAACTTTTATTGAATCCATCGGATACGAGATTTACAACAGCTGGATCTGGTAGTACGGATTATATTTATGTTGTAAACTTTAAAAGAAATAGAATCAAAGCAAGTTTAGATCCTGGGAATTGGGAGATGCCATTGATTAGTATTACATCTAGAACTACTAATGCAACTGGCTCTGTTGTTACTGGTAGTACTATTATCAAATTAATTGATGATTCAACACTTTCTACAGGTGTAACTACTAACGGCGGAAAAGTTTATAATATAGTATCAGGTTCAATTAATTCGGGAGTATTGAATCCAACTGCGCCTACATATTACGGACTAGCATATCCAGATTATGGTACATTGATATTAGATGGGAAAATGTTAGATCAGCAATTAGGATTTGCAACCGTTACTGGCTCGAGTGTTGAAGGTAATAATCATTTTGTATTATTTCATTCTGTATCAGGTTCGGCATTCTTTACAGACCCATCGACTGCTGATCCATATGGTTTCCAGGCAAGAAATTCAGAAAAAATAACTAGTACGCATTATTTCGTTCGAATTAAAAATGCGGAATATAATTTTTCAAACAATCCATCTTATGTTACTGGAAGCGTTGGTCAGATTGCACAATCAACGTTTATTGGCGACCCTAAAACATATATCACGACAGTTGGATTATATAATAACAGTCAAGAATTATTAGCAGTTGCAAAACTTTCTAGACCATTATTAAAATCATTTCAGCGAGAATCATTAGTT